AAGATCGTCGTATTATTTCGGGCGCTATTATGTTGGCTGATACACCTATTTTTAGGAGTGATGCTACTTATGGCGACTATTATGTGGCTTTTAGTGCGGATACTATTCTTAAAATTGTACAAAAGTTTTTTAAAAAAGGATTTCAAAGTAACGTCAATTTAATGCATAATTCAAATATGCAATTCGAAGGCGTTACATTATTTGAAAGTTTTATTTCCGATCCTTCGCGTGGTATTATGCCAATGAAAGGATTTGAAGATGCGCCGGTAGGTAGTTGGTTTGGTTCTATGATCGTAGACAATGAAGATGCTTGGGCGAAAGTAAAGAATGGTGATATTATGGGCTTTAGCGTTGAGGGGTTATTTAACTACAAACCTAAGGAAGTAAACAAGGTTACGTCTATGGTAGATGCTATTAAAAAAATATTATCACAAGTTAAGTGATAAACATTTCATTTTTTAACTATATAATAAAAAAAGTATGAACGCACAGGAAGCAATTTTAAAAATTAAGGCTTTGTTTGAGGACAACGCCGCGCCTGTTGAGGAAGTGCAAGCTGAAGAAACTAAGGTTGATGAAACTAAGGTTGAGATGGCTGAATATTCTTTAATGGACGGAACTAAGGTTGAAATTTCAGCTTTGGAAATTGGCGGTTCTGTTACTATCGAAGGTCAGCCTGCACCTGCAGGGGATCACGAATTAATGGACGGCACAGAAATTACCTTAGATGAAAACGGAATTATCGTTGAAATCGAAAGTAAAGAAGTAGTAGCAACACCCGAAGTAGATACAGAGGTTGAAGCTAAAAAAGAAGAAGACAAAAAGATGGCTGAAATGGCAGAACAATTTGAAGCAAAAATTGCAGAATTAGTTGAAGCTAAAAACGCATCTGATGTAAAAGTTTTGGAATTAGAAAATAAAGTTAAGCAAGGATTTGCACAAGTAGCTGAATTAATCGAAGCACTTTCAAATACACCAAGCGAAGATCCAATTCAAAAGCCAAATAGTTTTAATTCATTTGTAAATACAAGTGATATTAAAGGTCAAAGATTAGAGAAATATAGACAAGCAATTTTAAACACTAAAAATTAATAAAAATGGCATTTAACGTAGACGCATTAGCCGCATACACAGAGCAAAATGAAGCCTTATTGGTAACTGATTCTGTATTAGGCGCAAAGACTGCATCTTTAATTAAGAGCGCAGGTAACGTTATGGTTGGCGTAAAGTCAGCTGAAACGATTAACATTATGGACACAGACGCAATATTTCAAGCAGGCGGAAGCTGCGGATTTACTGCATCAGGTTCAACAACTTTTACTCAAAGAACAGTAACAGTTGGTAAGATTAAAGTAAACGAAGCACTTTGTCCTAAAGACTTAGAAGCTAAGTATTTACAAAAAGCATTACCTACAGGATCAATGTATGATTCTATTCCTTTTGAGCAAGAGTTTGCTGATAAGAAAGCGAAGACTATTGCTGCTCAATTAGAAACTGCTTTATGGCAGGGTGATACTTCAAGTGTAAACGTAAACTTAAATAAGTTTGACGGATTAGTAAAATTGATCGGTGCTGCTTCAGGTGTTGTTGCTGCAAATGCTTCTACTTATATTAGTGGTGCGCCTTTGAGTACAATTACTGCTGCAAACGTAATCAGCATTTTTGATGGTGTATACGCTGCAATCCCTGCGCAAGTAGTTGCTGCTGACGATATGACTATATTCTGTGGTCAAGATACTTTCAGAACTTACACTATTGCATTAAAGAACGCAAATCAATTCCATTATTCTATTGACGTAAAAGCGGATAGTGAATTTATCTTGCCGGGCACTCCTATTAAGGTTGTAGCTTTACAAGGTTTAAACGGAACTAATAAAGTTTATGCAATGCGTTTAAGCAACTTATTCTTAGGAACAGATTTGTTAAACGAAGAAGAAAAGTTTGAAATTTTCTATGCAAAAGAAGCTGATCAAGTTCGTTTTGTATCTGAATTCAAAATGGGTGTAAACGTAGCGTTCCCTGATGAGATCGTTAAGTTTATCTTAGCATAATTATACGGGGTGTTGAAATATACACCCCTTTTTTTAAAAATATTAAATTAATTAACAATGGCGTGCGCATTAACACAAGGATACACTTTAGACTGCCGTGATAGTTTAGGTGGAATCGTTGAGGTTTATTTTACTGAGGCTGCAAACGTAACTACTTCAACTGAAGCAAGCGGTGTAATTACTGCTTTAACTAAGGCTACAGGAAAACGTTTTTGGAAATATGCTTTAGTGAAAGATACTTCAATGTTTAACCAAACAATGACTGCATCCGTAGCAAACGGAACAGTGTTCTATGGTCAGGAATTACAAATAGTTTTAAACAAACTACAAACTAACACAAGAAATGAATTACTTTTGTTAGCACAAAATAGCTTAGTTGCGGTTGTAAAAGATAGCAACGGAATCTATTGGTATTTAGGAAAAACACGTGGTATTGATTTGACTGCAAACGCAGCTTCAACAGGTACTGCACAAGGCGATAGAAGTGGTTTCACTTTAACCTTTACGGGTTCTGAACCTGCATTAGCACCAAGCGTTAACCAATCAGTTTATTCTGCTTTGGAAACACCTGGTTCATAAGTTTGTTTTTCATAGGTTTATAGGTTTGCCGCCGGTCATTAATTTGGTCGGCGGTTTTTTTATATCTTAAATTAGGTAGTATTGTTACTAAAATATATAAAAAAGTAAAGTTATAACTTGACAATGTTATAACAAAGTAAAGCTAAAAGTTTACTTTTAATGTAACAAAGTAAAGGTAAAACTATACCCTTTCGCGTATAAATAAAGCTAAAACTTTACTTTTATATCATATCGGGTATAAATTTTTTATACTAAAATATGCAGCATATTGCACAAAATGCAGCGTATTTTAAACAGATTCGCCTTATTTGTTTATAATATGCAACAAATTGCACTTTTAGCTATTTACTTATATGATCAGGTTAACAAAGGGACAAACCCAAAGTATTATTTTAACATTAACTGAAAAGCAGTTACTAACTAATCCGAACTATTTATTTGTCTTTACAAATAGAAGCGCGAATACAGAGGTAAAGTTTGTTATGTTAAACGCTACCGATATAAGTTTGTACAAGGATAGGTACAATGAATTTAGTATTGTTACGAATACTAATTTTGGTAGTTCCTTAAATGGTCAATACGATTATGAAGTTTATGAACAGGCAAGTACTACGAATACAAATCCTGCCGGATTAAATATGATCGAATCAGGAATAATGGAATTAGTCGGTATACCTTTTGCGTTTACTGAATATTCAACAACAGACACTTATAAAATAAGACAATAATGGATTTAAGAGTATTAACATTTGCGGAAGCTAAGCAGCCTGAATTTAAAGAAAAGAAGGGCGAAGGATATATTCAGTATGGCGACCGCAACGATTATCCTAATTATTTAGTTGACCTTTTTAATAAGTCAGCAAAGCATAACGCTATTATTAAAAGCAAGGTGCATTATATTAGCGCGAACGGATGGAAAGGAAGCCCTGAAGCAGAAACCTTTATTAAGAAGGTTAACCGAATGGAAAGCCTTGAAGATTTAACGCGCAAAGTATCTTTAGATGCTGAATTATTTGGCGGTTATTATTTAGAAATAATTTGGTCAGTTACTAAGCAATTAGCTGAAATATGGCATTGTGATTATACAAAGGTTCGTACTAATAAAGATAATACGCAATTTTGGTATAAAGAGGAATGGAATGATAGAAACGAAAAGCCTATGGTTTACGGCGCTTTTAATCCGGCTAATCCCGTTGGTAAGCAAATCCTTTATGTAAAAGAATACCGCCCGAATATGGGTTACTATTCTTTGCCTGGTTATTTTGGCGCGCTTAATTATATCGAATCAGATATTGAAGTTTCTAAGCACGTTTTAGGAAATGCGCAAACAGGATTTAGCGCGAGTAAGTTAATTACCCTTCCAAATGGCGAACCTTCAGATGAAGAAAAACGTAATATTGAGAAAAGATTTACAAATAGATTTAGCGGATCGGATGGCAAGAAGTTTATTTTAGCTTTCGTAAATGATAGCCAAAGAAAACCAATAGTTGACGATTTAGGAACTTCGGATATTACAAAAGAGGATTTCGGGCGTGTTGATTCTTTAATTCAAACTAATATATTTAGCGGGCATCAAATTACTACGCCGTCAATCTTTGGTATTGCAGAGGCGGGTAAATTAGGTAGCCGTTCCGAAATGCGTGACGGGTATGAAATCTTTAAGAATACTTATGTAAATAGTAAGCAGATGCACCTTGAAAGTGTATTTAATATGCTTGCTAAATTTAGAGGGATAGCAGAACCTGAATTAAGTATTATTCCAACAGAACCGATCGGGTTCGAATTTACTGAAAACCTATTAAAAGAAATAGCGCCAAAAGAGTGGTTACTTGAAAAGGCGGGAATCGATATGACTAAATATCAGCCCATTGCTCAACAAGCGCAGTTTAAAGACGATTTTAGCGTGTTTTTCGAGTTCGGTGAGGCTAAGGATGGTTTTAATATTTGGAGGCAAAGAAAGCACTTTAATGACGATTTAGAATATCAGATGTTTGCAGAGGTAAGCCAATTACAGGCTAATGTTCTTGACTTAATGTCTAAGGATAAAAGAA